GCGTAGTACCAAAAAACTCCCCGGCGCAAACCGGTTGAAAACAATACTACTCATATTTCAAAATGGTTTGCCGGGGGGCACTTCCTCCACTACGAGGAGAAAGCATGGAGCCATTACTCCACTAGGCCTAGGTGAGAGGCCTTACATCTGGGTACTCATCGACATATGAGTACATTTTGGGCGCATTCAGATAAAAACTCAAAGAGAAATCATCTGCCGCAGCGACCCAGCGAATAAGCGAACCCCCTACTCGAACAGCGGCGTCTCGTGTTCCATCACTATACATGGGCAGAAGTCCCTCCACCACATGGTGCAACCGCCGCATGAAATTGCCTTTTCCACCTTGGCCTCTCATCATGTCAAGGTAGCGAGCTGGAACAAATCTGGATGGGGTGTAGAACGGAGTCTCGATTTTCGCCACTTTTTGCTGCTGAGGTCGTGTAGTCCACGCTCCCACAAAATAAGGACCAAACTCCTGCGAGATCACATTTGAAATGGTCTTCGTAGAGGCTGTAGACCCTGAAGCAGAGACAGCGTCAATGGGTGCGTTGGTAGCTATGAGATCATCAGGACACCGAGCTACACGTAAGCTGATGAGACCACCATTGCCAGAACTAGTAGGGGTAGTATCACCAGCTGGCAAATACATGTTCCTCATACCTCCTCTACGGCATACATATGCCGGAGTTAAATAGTTGAGAATCGTCGTATACGACGGCGTGAAGGGATCGGGGAACGCATCATACTTAAAGAGAGCATTCGGGTCAACACCTCTGTATTCCGGGAAATCAGGCCTAAAGAACTTCAGAAGCAGCATGCCGTCCGAGTTCGGATTGGGAGAATTGTACAAATTCGTTAACACTCCATGGAGGTTGTAACGCTTCACCAAATTGCGGAACGAAACAATACGCTCACCAAAAAAGACTTTCGATTTGAGGTCCATCGGATTAACTACATGTCCAGGATCTAGCTCCTGAGATACCGCTGCCTCTTCTGGAAGATTTTCAGCGTCAACATCCGGATTATACATCTCACCACTCTCAGGATAAGGAAAGTAAGAAATAGCTTGGATGTTCCCATCATAAGGGCCCTGAACCTCGAAGTCATCGCCAGCACGAGCGTACACATTAATGCGTACATTAGCGTCCGTAACAGGGGCGACAAGCTCATTCAAAACCGAAACGTTAATGAACCCATTGAAGAAGTCGCCGGCAAAAGAACCAGAGCCATCATTAGGGTCTAAGTAATAGAAGTCGGTTTTGGGTGGCACTGTGAGATAAGGTTCTGCCCGACCCCAGGAGACGCTGAACTCTATGTTCCGTGATTCCTCAAGGTCTATAATCTGCATGTAGTTGGTGTTATAGTTATCGTCCACTTGGGCGTTAGTGAGGGAGAATGGATCCCAAGAAATCTTCAACCTGCCCTTATGGTACCGCGAGGCCATGATCTCGAACCGGAAAACTAAAGTTCCAGCCCAGTATTGAAAAGGCATCGCGCAGAAAGCCAAGGCAGTGGGCTGAAAACTTGTCTGGGCTACTGAAGTGACATTCTTTGTCAGCATAGGGGTAACGCCGGACCAGAAAAGGTCCACATCAACGGCATCGGTCGTCTGCCATTCGAAATAGGTTACATAGGAATCACGTGTCGCAATTGACTGAATAGTCATTTCATCGGAGTCACCAACTCCAGTAACTCGAGGGTCCACAGTGACCCCTTGTTTGCCATCAAGTGTCAGTTTTGAGACGCTATCCTGAGAATTAGTGACCGCAATGTCCCCGCCAGGGTTCCTGCGAATGTCGCCAACGGGTTCGATGTTGTTAGGCTTCGAAAAGCCAAATAAAGACGCAATACCCGCTACAGCGCTACCAGCCATCTCAGCCGCCAAGGCAAAAGGTCTGATGATAGGTATGGCAGAGAGTGTTCCGGCCGCAGCAGCTACGACATTTGCCACTGACGAAACAGGATAATCTGGATCATACTCGTCGCCCGCCTCAGCGGCAGGGGAATAAGTGGGCACAGTGACCTCAGCGTCCGGGCAGAATGCAAAAAGACTTATCGTCACATTGGAGGTAGTTGCAGAAGTAACAGAGAGTGGCATCAATGAATCTAATTTCAGTTCTCCAAGGTCTATCCACTCTTGAGCTTGGGGGATACTCAAAGCATTCACCGTCCATAGAAAAGGCAAACAAAGGCACCCACCAGTGTTAGTGGACGGATCCAAATGCAAGTTAGGTCGCTGGGAGCGGGCAACCATGGCCTGGATAAACGTGTTACTACTTGCGTCGGTAACAGCGTCCTCCGAAATTTGGTCAAGGTTGTGTAGGGGTCTGTACGAGAGCATAAACTTCCCATAATGGAAGGGAGTCCCATTGATTACTGCTTTAACCATCAAATTGCCGTTGAAAAGAGAGAAATTATCTAACTTCTTTTTAACAAACGCATTGGTGGCCCAAGCATGCCAGGGATTAATGCTATCGTTCAAGACAGACCCCGGTGCAACGCTGGTCTCGTATATTTTCACAGGTCGAGCCAGAAATGCACCTAAATCGGCCGTGGTGTGAGAACCTTGGCCGGCAGTGGCGTCCCTCTGCGTCTTCATAGAGACCAGGGGACCGGGGAATTGATCAATAAAGGAAACGTTCTCTTCCCGGGAGCACGATTCCTTATCAAGGTTTGTGGATTTTAATGACATAGTTCCACTAATGCTTTTTAGTGTAGAGGTGTATATCAGAGCTAACACATACACAAAGGTCAAGCTGCCTTAAAACTAAGCTCCCACATACTATACAAGGCTGCAGGGTGTGGAAACTGCAACCTGGTTGATATTCTCTACCTTCAACCATAGGCATTGCAGGTGTTATAATGGCACCTGCACCATCCTGATTAAACAGGAATGACCCTCGCGGCCTCAGGAGTGTAATTCTTCTCCATAATGGCCGTGAAGCTCTCGAATGAGGGAACCTCATCAGGTGTCCCGAGGCAGTACTTGTGGAACAGGTCTAGGGCGAGATTGCGGTACAACTCATACACTCGCGCACCGTGGTGCCAACTATCCGCAAGTGAGTCGAGCAGAACTACTCTTGCCTGCTCCTCCTCACTCAGAGTGGAGTCGTATGTAAGCATGAGACGGCGTCTCAATGATGAAACATCGAGGGGGGCATAGACCTTGCCGTCAGCGCAACGAAAGCCCCGCTTGAGGAAGGAGCAAGTATCAACATGGGTAAAATCACGCTCTTCGAGAGATTTATCAGGAAGGGTGTAGACCATCCCAAAATCAGCCATAAGACTAGCAACTCGCGAAAAGCCAAAATCTACTCCTTCCCTCACGGAGAAGATATTATCATCCCCATAGGAGAGGAAAGAAACTGACTTATCGAAATCGGCTAAAGGAAAACCGGCTCTCAGCCAGCATAGCCTGATATACAGGGAGTTACTAATGCTGTTGATGATGACAGTAGCCGGATGACCGGACGGGAAGGAGGCGTAAAGAACATACAGGGTTCGGTCGAGCAAAATCGTCGGACTAGCACTGTCGTAGGACACGTTCCACGCCCGAGAAAGATCTCGGTCTGAGTACCCGGCTGCCTTCATGAGGTGAATGAGAATTCTGAAAGCACTCAACACCACATAACAGCAGTTGTACTTGTCAAACTTCGAGAAATCGCCCTCAACGATCCTGCCCTCGCCATAACGAGTAATGTGATCACGTAGGATGGACCAATCATAACTCGCAGCATTCACGCCGACAGCTGTCTCGAAGACTAAGCCGTAGGTCTGTATTAGCGAGATCACAGGGAGAAAGAGACGCCGCACACAGTGCGACCACGCCGCTGGCGTCCCAGTGAACAGTCGCGCAGTTTTGACGCGACCATCCGAGTACTTAACTCTCGGCTCATTCTTCAAGTGAGCTTGGAAAACAGAACCAATAGCTTCACTGGATAAGGTATCCCAGATGTCATCAGTCCAATATTGCATCCCTGGCGACATCTTGATGCCATCAGGATAGCGGGGAGAGGGGTCAGGCTCGTAACACCCTGCTTTCGTTTTGCTCTGGAAAAGGCCATAACCACCAGCGGTTTTCCGCTTTACCCCTTTAATGTAGTGCTCACCAGGCAGACCGTTTAGGGCTTCAGCATCGCTCAGGACTTCCATATTGTCAAACGCTCCGTCGGGCAAAAGAGACATAACACGTGTAAGATAGGACTCAACACACTGATCGACTTCCTGGGGGTCGACCAAAACAGGATAGGAGGATATCTGCTCGAGGGCCACTAGATGAGGATTGTTGTAGAAGCGTTGATCTCCTTCACCAACCCAGCCCTTGTTCATTAAAGGCCTAGTATACTCCGTGGGTCCCAAGACACGCTCCACATCATCGTGAATAAGGGATTTTCGAACGTCTGTGGCAGAGCGGCCCGTATGCACGGGGAGCTCCCCTAGGACGTCCATCGCGCCGCAATCACTCAAGTAGTAAGCAGTATTCTTAGGATGGGGCACCTTCAGAACCGGAGTTTCGAAGATGAATTCAACGCCCTCTGGTTCGACCTGCATCTCCCCCACTTCCTGTCGGCCTGCGACCATTGTGAGATCGGCTTCATTTTTAAATACTACCGAAGGAAAAGGACTCAAATGGTCTATTCGACCGATGAGCCCCTTCACAACATCATAGGTCAGGGGTAGCGAAAAGCCAGCATTTCGTTCCTGGTCTCCCGCAATGTGGATACCAGCAATAGCAAGCCCGGACGTTCCACTAGGCCGTTGAACTCGGAAAACTAGCGGTGATCCGCACTCTCCCTTTTCAGAATGGTCGTACTTGAGGATATCGTCAATTTCCCATCGAAACCCTGACTTGTCGACATAGGATATCGATGGATAGTGGGAGGCCACAATTGGCACCTCATTGGTGCTAGTTAGGAGATGACCAGGCATTCGGGCAGTCCCATGCTCCTGAATGAGGAACTTGGTAATGGACCGTTTCTTGAGCTTGCCCGGAATGCGCAGCACAGTCAGCTCGCTCTCCGAAGCATGGTTGCGGGGGTCTACCATCACGACGAAGTCCTTCCTAGTGGTGCCCTCCGAGAGGAAGGTCACTCGAATGGAGTCGGGCTGTCCAAGGAAAAATTTTATGGTGTGCGTGGCGAAGGCATAGTCCACTCCTGATAAACAGAAGCAGGTCGTGTTCAAAGCGTGGCCCTTTACGTACAACTGTACCCTGCAGACAGCAGAGCGGATGTGTGGTAAGACCTCGGCATAAGTGCTATTTTCCGTCTGCTGCGAAAAAACAGCACTTTCGACCCGCTGTACCATGTAATCATAGTAATTTGGGCGCCGTGTCGCAACGGCTGAAACCTTTTGCGGCTCTCTGCCTCTTGTCGTAGCATTGCCTTCTGGCCTGATGGCTGGAGGCTTCATCAAGTTCAGCAGTTGGTAGAGAACCGCAGTTCCACCAATAGCCAGGATCACATTACGGAAGTTCCGGAAAAGATCCGAAGTGGCGGACAAGATACTATTTTCAATGCTGTCCCCTAAGGCCATAAAGGCTCTCAGCTTAACATCAAAGGCTTGCGCTGTGTCCTCAGCCACTTTAGCCACTTGTGCCGATGCTTCCCTCACCAAAGTAACGTCAGCCATAACGGCGTTCCGGAGCGAACTCAGTCGTGATGGGACTTGAGAAAAGTTGATAAACCTATCCAAGCCCACCAAGCTCATCAGGATTACAAGGGCAGTAAACCACCATGGTGCCACAACCATATCAAGGCCCTCAGGTTGAGGATTCAACTTCTCTGCCTCAATAGGTCGACCATCTGGGCTGTAGCGCAGGCTGGACTTCTTTTGCTGGGCCCGCCTGAACTTCTCCTGGGATTCACGAAAGTCTTTCATGATGGTCGCCAGGACTGTCGTAGCTCCTTCAGACTCTGCGTCTTCAGGCCACCACGGCCCGGAATAAACAAGTTTCTCGTACACATTGGAGTTATAGTCATTGTGCACTGTGTTTTTCCGGGGCTCCAGAACGGAGCGATAGATCTCCACGTGGAGATGCTCCAGGTCGTTTTCGTCGCCAGTAAGCTTAGTATGGTCAAGGCGACCAGTGAGCTTGCCGTCTTCAACTCGCTGGTACTCTTCCTTGACCGTGGTAACAACAGTAGCGTTGAAGCGGCGCGCTACGGCGGAAGGAGTGCTAAAATAGTCTGAGGCGCCTAAGTCAAACTTGTTGGAGGTCACCACCAGCATCTGCGGCGCACCGTGGTACTTACCCTTAGCATAAGCCATATTCAAAGGATACGTTTGGGTGTTTGAGCACAAGATGACCTGTTTGAGATCCTCTGGTGGGTCGCCGCCCTGGCACTTCCATTGACCAGCATCGTCAATCAGCCAGTAGCCATTGGTCTTCCCTTCCACCCCATCCATAAACTGGGATGTGGGAGAGAGTATGAACTCATCTCCTGGCTTGAAAGAAGGTGAAAGGCCACAAACTTGGGAGCCAAGAGTAAAAAGGGACGTGGCCATGCCTGACTTGCCCACTCCTGGAGGACCAACGACTCGGAAGGAGATGGGCGCCTTCCTTGATCCGCAGTTACCCATCACGATGTGCTGCGTGTAAAGATCTTTGAGCACATTCCACTCCTTCGTGACTAAATTCAGGAGACGAGGATGGTAATTGCGAGTGGTATTAACCATCTCACGACCAGTGTTGTAGAGCTCTACAAGCTCATCACACAGGGCTTCATAGTTGGTGGACTGGGCATTCGCTGCGTATGTGGAGAATCGATTTTCCAAGTCGACCTTCCGTCGCAGCCAGTCGCGGTAATGCTTCCCTGTATGGGAGGTGACTGTATGACCCAGCACATATTGCTGGTAGCCTGACTCAATAATATCAATGGTAGAACTCACAAGATTCAGGATGAGGTCCTGTGCAGTCACTTCACCAGTAGGCACTTCATACCCTTTAGGAAGACACCACTGCAACTTGGAGACAAGCCCCATTTTCGCGGCCACAGCACAACCAAGAACGGAGGTCATAAACCGCATGAAGCGTCGGTAAATTACAGAGTCCCCGAAATCGACGACGTTTTGCTTAGCACTCACCAACTTCTCCACAAAGGTACCGAACATACTTGCACCTTCGGATTCGGCGACAATATCGTCCGGTGGGCCGAAGATAATGGTCTTCACCCAGGACCATAAGTCGCCTGAGAACTCGTCCCACCACGCAGAAGGGAGGAGATCCTTCACTAACTTACCGCACTGGATCATAAACAGTGCGGTACTGTCGTGCAAGCTCACCTCCACGAAAAAGAGAGAAAATGTCTTGGCGTACTCATACAGCATATTGAGGACGCCTTGTTGACTAATGACT